GCTTCACGCTCATCAAAACGTAACGGGTGAACGGTAGAAAATCCGTTCTTCAGTCGGCGAATATTTATTCGACCTTCATTAAGGTCAAGATCCTGATAATGCAGATCAAGCAGTTCACTAATACGCATCCCATGCCGATATGCCAACAGAATAAGACAATAATCTCTGGCTCCCGTTGCCCCGTAACAAACCGCCTGCATCATGGCCTGAACTTCTTTACCGGTAAGATAACGACGTTTACTCACAATAGTAGTACTCCTGACTGAGATATATTTAAATGAATACCTATAGGAAACCTCAATCGGTCAAAATTAGCCCAATAGATAAAAAGATAACCACACACGAAGTGATGTGGCTATCAGTCAATTACATTAAATATCATACAAAAATAAAATATCACTGATGTGACAACATCTATTTTCATTGATTTGATTCAATATAACAATAGATTGCAGTAGATTAGCTTCCAGTTGCTTAAAAAATAAAGAAAAAAGTGCGAAAACAGGAGAATTTAAGTGATGTGTAAATTTATGAATGATTTTGTTTATTTATTTTGAAGAACATAAACCATTGTATTTTGTATGGATATGGTTAACTTAATGTTTATTATGATAATTAAGAATCATACTTACAATAACATCAATTAATAAATGGTTAATCATTTTTGATATATCGTAAGAATAATGTTGTTTTTAACACCATCCCTGGTATCTCAACTATCTCTATAAAACAGCGTGACGCTGTCGTCCTCTGGCTCTATCCCAGATGCCGTAAAAACGCCCTGCATTGCTGGCGGTATACCAGACAGTATGACGAATATTGCGATGCCCAAGATAATCCTGGATAAGTCGCGTATCTATTCCCATATTCGCCAAAGCAAAACCACACGAATGGCGTAACATGTGCGGATGAATCTCCAGTGACAACCCGGCATTACCACCGGAAGTCGAGATAATATGGTAAAATTGTTGCCGAGAAAGCGGATTCCCCTTACGCGATAAAAATACCCACTCGCTCTCAGCATGCGGATACGAAGTACGGATACTCAACCAGTTTTTTAAAGCCTGAACTTCTTTGTTCAATAGCGGGTGCGTTGTTGAAAAGCCTTTTTTTAATCGATGGATATATATACACTTTGCCTTAAGATCAATATCCGAAATCCTCAATCGACAAATTTCACTCGCCCGGAAACCATGAATAAAACAAAGCAAAGTCAGACAATAATTACGTGCTGCATGAGGCCCGGTATTTGCTGCTTTAAGGAGTGATTCGATTTCACTATGGGTCAGGAAGTTCCTTTTTTTGTTTTCAGCCTTATTCTTCATCGTTTTTCCCTTATAATTACAGACGCGCACTAGCTGTGCTGGGTTAGCAATAATCCAACATTTTTATCCTGATTATGTTTATAAAAGCGAACGTTTGCTTAATAACTAACGTAAGTGGACCAGTTCTTCTGAGTGAACTTAAATGGAGTAGCAACAGTTAATTATAATAACGTTGCCATACAAACGCTATGCTCTTGCATGCTATGTACCTTTATATATTTATCAATCGGATACGAATCTAATAATAACCCTCATCATTAATGCAACTAATCTTATCTATATATCATGTGATATGTTCTGTAACAAGTAAAATCAACATAAAAAATTCAGCAAAATTTAATATTCGTTCAACTAGCCGTCTCACATATGACATTATTAGTCAACTCCATTTGCCACAAAATGGCTATTTCATGGAACACAGTAATTTCTTAGTGGCTATTATCAAGCTAATTCTTAGGTCCCTAGCGATTATTCCTGGCTGGTTCGTCAGTTTAAGCCATGAGATTGTTACATTCCTTTTTATCCTGGAGATATGGGGGAACGCAGGAGACGATTTTTTCATCTACATTCGTTGGTAAATATGGCTTTGGTCACTGCGACTTAAACCTTCCTCAATCACAGCCATTCGCCGGGCGATACGGCAAACAAACTAAGTGAAACATCATCCTGAAAACACCAACATCAACAAGCCTCTCCAGATCGACTTCAGAAGTGACCAGTTACAAGCCACAAACCAGGAAACATATTTCATGATGAGAATTATGCTCAGCCTGATGGCGGGTAAACACTGATTTTCATCAAACTCACTGAGTTAGCTTGCAAAGCTTTCCTTGTTTAGACTCTAAATAAATTATTTATAAAACAAATATTTAAACGAAGATCTTTAGTTTTTGAAGACCACCGCAAGTGTTCGTCTGGCTTCACATGGCATCTTCCTCTTAGAAAAAGATCGACATATTTTGTGACACGAATTGCAAATCTGGTTTTGTTGTATGGATTGCGTGATTTTTGATCTGGTATAACAGGTATAAAGGTGCACCAAGATAGTCAATGAGACAGGGCATCTCGCAATCTCTGGCAAACATCACTTCAGTTCTTTCTCATCGGGTGATGAAAACGCACTTCAGTCTGAAAGGAATATGAAAATGAGATCAACAGACACTCTATTTTATGACTCTGGGTAAAATGAATTGAGTAAGTGATATAGCTTACGAACATTCAAATCAATTAAACATCAGAAGAGATTTTATACTCAGGTATTTAATCTGGCTCTCTGTTTATTTAAATAATGTGGAAAGAGAATTTTCACAGGAGACCTTATACAAAAAATATAAAATAAGCTACCCGTTGCCAAAGACACTATAAGCCTGGCAAAAAATATTACACAACATAAATGCTAATTGTTTATGCGGGCTTTGTATTGCTTTCTGTATCCTACAAATGAGTGAAATTTATGAAAAAGGCTAAAATACTTTCTGGCGTATTATTACTGTGCTTTTCGTCACCATTAATTTCTCAGGCTGCGACACTGGACGTACGTGGTGGATATCGTAGCGGAAGCCATGCCTATGAGACTCGACTCAAAGTCAGTGAGGGATGGCAAAATGGATGGTGGGCAAGCATGGAAAGTAATACCTGGAATACCATTCATGATAATAAAAAGGAAAATGCCGCACTCAATGATGTTCAGGTTGAAGTTAATTACGCGATTAAACTTGATGAGCAATGGACGGTGCGCCCGGGAATGTTAACGCATTTTAGCAGCAACGGCACACGCTACGGACCCTACGTAAAACTGTCCTGGGACGCGACAAAAGATCTTAATTTTGGCATTCGCTATCGTTACGACTGGAAAGCTTACCGACAACAAGACTTATCCGGTGATATGTCTCGTGATAACGTTCATCGTTGGGATGGATATGTCACTTACCATATTAATAGTGATTTCACCTTCGCATGGCAAACGACGCTATACAGCAAACAGAACGATTATCGCTATGCAAACCATAAGAAATGGGCGACGGAAAATGCATTTGTTCTACAATACCATATGACGCCCGATATTACGCCATACATAGAATATGACTACCTGGACCGTCAGGGTGTTTACAACGGCAGAGATAATTTATCGGAAAACAGTTATCGCATTGGTGTGTCATTTAAACTGTAGTAGACAGGAGACAGTCACAATGAATAAAACAATAACGGCGCTTGCTATCATGATGGCTTCATTTGCCGCAAACGCGTCTGTATTACCGGAAACTCCTGTGCCATTTAAAAGTGGTACCGGAGCAATTGATAACGACACTGTCTACATTGGTTTAGGTAGCGCAGGTACGGCATGGTACAAGCTGGATACACAGGCCAAAGATAAAAAATGGACAGCGTTAGCTGCATTCCCTGGTGGAACAAGAGATCAAGCAACCTCGGCATTTATTGATGGCAATCTGTATGTGTTTGGCGGCATTGGCAAAAATAGCAAGGGCTTGACTCAGGTATTTAATGACGTACACAAATACAACCCCAAAACCAATAGTTGGGTTAAATTGATGTCGCACGCACCGATGGGCATGGCAGGTCATGTGACTTTTGTACACAACGGCAAGGCTTATGTTACTGGCGGTGTTAACCAGAATATCTTCAATGGCTATTTTGAAGATCTCAACGAGGCTGGAAAAGATTCAACCGCTGTAGATAAAATCAACGCTCACTATTTTGACAAAAAAGCAGAAGATTATTTCTTCAATAAGTTTCTGTTGTCTTTTGATCCCTCAACACAGCAATGGAGTTACGCTGGCGAATCTCCCAGGTACGGAACGGCTGGTGCGGCGGGTGTGAATAAAGGTGATAAAACCTGGCTTATTAATGGTGAAGCCAAACCAGGATTGCGAACGGATGCCGTATTTGAACTTGATTTCACCGGTAATAATTTAAAATGGAATAAGCTTGCTCCCGTCTCATCACCAGATGGCGTCGCTGGCGGTTTTGCGGGGATAAGCAATGGTTCTCTTATATTTGCCGGAGGGGCCGGATTCAAAGGTTCACGAGAAAATTACCAAAACGGTAAGAACTATGCGCATGAAGGCCTGAAAAAATCATATAGCACTGATATTCATCTTTGGCATAACGGGAAATGGGATAAATCGGGTGAATTATCGCAAGGTCGGGCCTACGGAGTATCATTGCCCTGGAATAATAGTCTATTGATTATTGGCGGTGAAACTGCAGGCGGCAAAGCGGTGACGGATTCAGTTTTGATCTCTGTGAAGGATAATAAAGTTACAGTACAAAACTAACGCTTCAGGGCCCCAGTAAAGGGGCCCTGCTATCAATTTGTCATTTCAATTACGCGAAATTTATATGAACGCAATAATATCGCCTGATTATTACTATGTTCTTACCGTTGCTGGTCAGTCTAATGCCATGGCGTATGGCGAAGGACTGCCATTACCGGACAGGGAAGATGCGCCTCATCCAAGAATTAAACAATTAGCGAGATTTGCGCATACGCATCCCGGAGGCCCGTCATGTCACTTTAACGACATTATTCCACTGACTCACTGCCCACACGATGTTCAGGATATGCAGAGTTATCACCAACCTCTGGCAACGAATCATCAAACACAGTACGGCACCGTTGGCCAGGCACTGCATATTGCACGGAAATTACTGCCCTTTATTCCTGATAACGCAGGGGTTCTCATCGTTCCATGTTGCCGTGGCGGATCGGCTTTTACCGCGGGCAGCGAGGGGACATATTCAGAACGGCCCGGAGCCAGCCATGATGCTTGTCGTTGGGGAACGGATACTCCGCTGTACCAGGATTTAGTCAGCAGAACGCGAGCCGCACTGGCAAAAAATCCGCAGAACAAATTCCTCGGCGTATGCTGGATGCAAGGCGAATTTGACTTAATGACCAGTGACTACGCGTCACACCCTCAACACTTTAATCATATGGTTGAAGCCTTTCGTAGGGATCTAAAACAATACCATTCTCAGCTGAATAATATTACTGACGCGCCGTGGTTTTGCGGCGATACCACCTGGTACTGGAAAGAAAATTTCCCTCATGCGTATGAAGCTATTTATGGCAATTATCAAAATAATGTTTTAGCCAATATTATTTTCGTCGACTTCCAGCAACAAGGTGAAAGAGGACTGACGAACGCGCCTGATGAAGATCCGGACGATTTAAGCACGGGATATTACGGTTCAGCGTACCGGTCACCGGAGAACTGGACGACGGCACTGCGAAGCAGTCATTTCAGCGCGGCAGCCCGTCGGGGGATTATTTCTGACAAGTTTGTAGAAGCAATTTTGCAGTTTTGGCGCGAAAGGTGAGCGTTCATTAATTTGATTTATTCGCATCCATCAGCGCTTTTAACTCCTCCGGCGTAAACGGTGGTTTGCGTCGGTGCAACATCGCATGGCAATTAGGGCACACAGGCAGCAAAAAAACAAATGAGATCAAAGTAATATATCTTCACTTGCAGGCTTGAACAGCAGAAAATTTGCGAGCATGATCGCAATTATTTCACTGCCAGGGATATCAATGGCTTCCAGTAAATCGCTACAGCAGGCAATTGCCAACATAAAAATCTGGCACAAGGGTGAACAGCGCGCGCCGCATAAGCCATTGTTATTGCTATACGTATTAGCGGGATACCTGAATGGACATCCACGCCTTTTCGATTATGGCTCGGAAATCTACGAACCTCTGCACAGTTTACTGGAACGTTTTGGGCCACAGCGTTCACAGTACCGACCTGATATGCCGTTCTGGCGATTACAAGGCGACGGATTCTGGCAATTACACAATGCCGAGCTTTGCTCAACAGCAGGGAGCAGCCGACAACCGCCAGTGAAGGAACTGAACGAATACCACGTTGCAGGCGGTTTCGATGAACAGCACTACGCCCTGGTAACCGGCAATAAAAAACTCATTAATCCTCTGGCACAACAGATACTCGAAGCGCACTTCACCGAGAGTATTCAGGAAGAAATCGCTGACGAGTTGGGTTTTGACCTCCAGCAAATCCGTAAGCAACGCGACCCGTTATTTCGCAGACTTGTATTACGCGCCTATAACTACCAGTGCGCGATATGTGGCTTTAATATGCGCCACGATGACACTACCGTCGCGCTGGAAGCGGCACATATAAAATGGAAACAGCACGGCGGTCTTTGTGAAATTCCTAATGGCCTGGCGCTTTGCGCAATTCACCATAAAGCCTTTGATAAAGGATCGATTGGCCTGGACGAAAATATGCGGGTACTGGTATCAGATGCGGTAAACGGCGGAGGGATCGTTGAGAGATTATTCTGGGATTTTGACGGGAAAACTATTGCGTTACCACAGGTGCGTAAAAATTACCCTTTTGAGGGGTTTGTAGAGTGGCATCGGAAAGAGGTTTTTAGGGGGTGAGATTGATAACTATCGCAGTATGTTCAATATTGCTGACATAATCAGTGCAGGATCTTGCCGCTAGTTTACAACTCGCCTTCGATAGCGGCGCAAAACGAGTTCTGTTGCCGATATCCTCGGCTATGGATATTCCAACAGTTCCGGCAGAGTTGTTTACCAAGTTTCAGGTAAGTTTTTTCTCAGAACCGGTTGATGCGGTTTATAAGGCGCTGGATGTAAATTAACACATTCCTCAGCTTATTTACAAAAGGATTATTCCCATTTGATATAATATCAGTGCCAATTTACTTTTTTCAATGAAATATATCTCGGCTAAATAACAATAAAACTTATCGCTAATGGATTAAATAAACAATTTTCTAATTCATTTCACCACCTTTGATATAGAAATTGATGGTGTTGTCGTTGCCATTGCTTATGGTGATGATAAAATCCACGTTTCTGGATCGTTGCGTAGAAAATCATCACTGCCTTGATATTTTGATGCGATATAATCATACCGTTCCGTAGTACCAATTTCAATTTCAGGCTAAACCCCAACATTAAAAAAAATTAGAGTTATTCACTGATTATATTATATTATCAATAATATAATCAGTGAATAACATGGACTATATAATAAATTGCTCTAATCATTTCCCTTACGAATATATGGGCCAAAAGCCCAAGAATCATAATAAGGGTGATGGACTAATTTTTCATTAAATCGAACACTATAAGTTAATTTTTTTATATTTTTACGTACAGCATTAATACTGGGCAAAGAGGAAAGATAATCTATAAACTTATCGATAGTGATTTCCCCTTCGCAACACTCAAACCCATCAATGATATTTTTCGCCATTTTTCCATTTTCATTTGTTTGATATATCACTCCAGGTATTCGTTGAAAAAAACTAGATAATGCATATTTGTCCGCTACATATGTATCATCCACATGATATTTCCCACCGAGCATAGTTGTAGTAACAATAAGCTTATACACCCCTTTGGGTTGCCATGTTGATGGTAGTTCGAATTCTTTAATGATCACATCAAGATGATTAAGATAATGTTCAGAAATTCGATTTATTTGTTGAAAATAAGAACGCATAAATTTATTATTATGATCATGTATTAATGAGCTATCTCCAACGATGTTACACACTTGCTGATAGTACTTACCATAATATATTGGTTGACCATTTGATTTTAGTTCTGTAAAAATCAAAAAATCATCCAGGAGAATCACGCAATCGCACTGATAATTAGCATGAGCATCAATTGAAGAAGCTTTAATCCCCGCATCACGAACTTGTTTTATAAATTGTTGCTCATGAAATCGCCCTTTACTTGCTTGAGAAATTTTTTTGGAACCAAATAATGACATTAGAGAGCGAGTCACTGAGCTATTTGCTATTAATGCAGGCATTAAGCATAAACCGTCCATACAGGGAATAAATGGGCAATCATTAAGATCATGTGATTTTGAATTGAAGGTAAAATAATCTATCAGTTTTTTTGCTGCATCCGCTGCAATCCCCTTACGTTGAAAGAATGATAACCAACTCTCACGGCTTTTTATGATCAGCCAGCGATCCAACTGTAGGGGTATAGGTTTTGTCGATGAAAATCTTTTGCTCATTTCTTCTTTAGATAACTCGACTAAACATTGATAAGCGTGCACCCAATTAAATAATGATATATTCCCATATTCTTCATGAAGGTCATCAGGAGACATATTTTCCAACTCGCTTAGATGAAATGAGCTAAAAACGCCATCAGAATTTAAGTAAGATGGCATATGATCCTTTACCCAACTATTTAGATGAAAATGTTTGTTACTAAATTCATGAACTTCGCTATATAGATGTGACGCTCTCATCATTAGTCTATTTCTTGCAATCTCATAATCTCGGTATAAACAAAAACTATCAACCTCAAGAGAGTAAATGTTATTATCCAATTTTGTAAATACTGCACTACTTAGTCTGAAAAAGTCTCTTACTCTGCTTAATGAGTCAAAAACATTCCACTCATTAAGGTACCCTCCCATTGAAAGCAAGGTTTGTTTATTCACACAAGAAGTTAGTTTCAATGGCCCATGAGTCCGTAAATAAGAAAATATTCTTCCGGTGTAATTGGCTACCTCATCAAATGCCCTATCGATAACTCGAAAATATTCGATATCAGGTTCAGCATGAATATTAATATTTTCAGAAACGATAAATAATGGAAAAATCCTCTTCATTTTTTTAGGATCATTGACCACAACCAAGGATGATAATGATGATAAAAACATCTCACAAAACATGATGAGATTAAGTATTAATGCATGTGATTTTTTTGTATTTTTACGCCAAATACCAGCACATTTTGTAGCCGCAAAGAAAGAATTATTTATATCATGCATAATTTTACATTGACTCTCGAACTCAGAGATTAGTTCAATGTTATCAGGAAATGAGTTTACTAGCTCATTAATACATTTTTTGAATGTATTGTTATACTCAACTTCAGTCTGAACTGAAAATCTATTATAATAGATGGAAGATATTCTCAGCACATCCAAGGCGATATCTATACTAATATCATCTCTTTTTATGTACTCACAAAAAAAAGAACAAAACTGTTTCGGGTCGTTAGCAAGATTACTAATTCTAGTAGTATCATAAACTTTTTCCATTTTTCCATACATCCTATTGTCTAAATTACTATAAAACTAGCCACTTAACTAATAATTATAAATTTCATCTTTTACACCTTGCATTTTTATAACCAATGAAATCTACAACAAGCAACTGATGGATAATCCGATATTGGTCGCATTTAATGGCATGGTAGCAAAGTTTTCATCACATACCTCCTTTGCACCAGAATAAACGCCAGAGACCTGAAATTGCGAGTACACTACAGAAATTGTACTGCCGGTCCCATCAGCATAAAACCATAGTTACACAGGTAATCATCATTATTCGCCAAGATAATAAATATTATTCGGTAGAATAGCGTTCTCAGGTGGTCAGTAAAATTGTCTTCAACAAGATGTCTGCGCATCTCGTCTGCTAGCCCTACATAACTGCTCTCGACCGAAACTATTTATTGAATGTTCACCAAGGTGGGCGTGGAGACAAAATGACGTCTTTTGATATTAGCTACCTGAGCCACATGGTCAAAACGTTCAAGTAGCATAGCGAAACCACCCTGCCCACGTAATGTGGACGATGCAGCTTCCAGCCAGAGCAAACTTGGGACCATCGACTACAAAATGAAGAATACTGAACTGCTTTTCTGGCAGGCCTATATACTGCACGGATATGGGTGATTTCAGGCACAAAAAAAGCCGCCCTTAAGCGACTCGATTTGCATACGGTGTGGTGCGAAGGCCGGACTCAAACATTAAAATAAGTTAATGATAAAAAACAAATAATAAAACACAATAATGAAATATGCCCCCTTTTGTGCCCCCACTGTTTTTCTGACCAATCTATTTTCAGCCCATCAATAAATCGGAAAGTTAAATAATTTTTAATCAGTAAGTTTGGATCCGTAGCCCGGATCCAAACCAGTGCATCTTTTATCCACATAAAAATTTTTTTTTCGAAAGAACTGTTCACACTGTTCACCTTTCTGTTTTCTCCTTTTATTTCATAGTGATAGGTGGTGAATAATGGGTGAAGGGTGAACATTCGATTCTTCACCTCCGGCATTCTGCCGGTGTGACTCATACCGGTGATTAATCCCCCGTACTGAAAATCGCACAGGGAGAAAAAAGTTTTTTTTGATTTGATTGTTCACACTGTTCACCTTTCGTTTTTCTCTTTTAATTTCAGTATGATAACGGGTGAATATACGGTGAAGGGTGAACAGTGGATTGTTCACCTTCGGGGAATTCAGGGATAAAAAAAGACCGGCAGATGCCGGTCAGATGAGTCATGAGGGTCAGGTTGTTGCAGGGTCGTCACATTTTGGCAGCCAGTCGCCGTAGCTTTCCTCTTTCAGCGTCAGGTTGGTCTGTATCCCCTGTTTGGTATGGCGCTTCTCGTAATTCAGTCCGTATTCCTTCAGCATCACCGGCAGCCCCAGCCCGAACATTTTCAGACTGAGTACATTCCGGTAGCCGTTTGCCTCCATGTAGGCCAGATAGGCGTGATAGAGGTATTTACGGTAATTACGCGGGATGATACTGGCGTTCCCCATATACATGCCGCTGGTCTGCGGCAGGGTTTCCAGATAGCCGATAAAATCAAACGTCGGGTCGGCATCCCGTTTGATGTTCAGTGCCTCGTCTGAGTTCTGCTGGGACTGAAGCAGTGACCGGGCGAGCATCGGGTCGCTGAACTTCTGCATCAGGTGACGCACGATGACCGCCAGCTCGCGGGTGATTTTGTCCTTAAGCTGCGGGTCGCGCTCCTGCGGGGCTATCTGTTCCGGGAAGTGAATAATCACCCGCCGGCGTGACACGCCGCCGCTGCGGTCGGTGAAGCGCATCGGGTTATTGTTCACGGCCAGAATCACCGCCGGGATATGCGTGGAGTACGCATCCCGGTATTTCGGGTCCACGGACACCGCATCGCCGCCGGTGATGGCCTTGAGTCCGGCACCGTCGCCGCTCCATTTTTCCTGGTCCGGCAGGCGTATCAGTGAGAAGCCAGTTAACGCGGCACGTTCACGCGGGGATTCCAGCGTCTCAATGGTGGCCGACGTGGCGTTATCCTCACCGGCCAGCAGGGTGGCTATTTCGGCCATGATACTTTTGCCGCTGCCGCCGGGACCGGTCACCTCCAGAAAGAGCTGCCAGTCGTAGCGGTTTGCCAGCACCATAAACAGTGCGGCCAGAATCACGTCGCGTTTTTCCGCACGGCCACCGGCGGCACGGTCAAGCCAGCGCCAGAACGCGGGGGCGTGGGTCTCCAGCGTTTCACCGTCCACCGGCGGGGTGAAATCCACATCGCACAGGGTGCGCATCCAGTGTGACGGACTGTGCGGGTGGAACGTGCCGTTCTGCGTGTCGAGCACGCCGTTACGAAAGCCAATCAGGCGGCGGGAGGGGGCTTCCTGCTGCGGAATAATCAGCTTCAGGGTGTCCACCACGGAGGCCACCTTCCCGGAGGAGAACGGCGCGCGCAGACGCTGAAACAGCCCGGCCACATCCCGGGCAAAGTCCTGTGGCGGCAGCACCTTCCAGACACCATTTTCATAGCGGGACAGAAGCTGGCCGTTGGCATCGACCGCGAGCGCCTCGCCGTAATGCTCATAGATACGCATGGCCTTTTCGCTGGTACTCATGGCGGAAAACTCCGCTTCGCTCATGGTGTCGAACGGGCTTTCAGCCGGTGGCCGGATGGCATCGTAAATGGCCTTACGGGTGGCTTCCCCGCCGTACTGCGTGAAGGCATCATTCCAGTCACCGAAGACCGGCGGCAGGGCAACAACGCCCTCACACGCATCTGCGGCTGCGGCGGCTTTTTTCTGGCCGTCACCACTGAGGTCACGGTCAGCGGCAAGGACAATCTGACAGGCGGGGTGCTTCTGCCGGGCAAAGCTGGCCAGAGAAAGGAGGTTCACGGAAGAAAGCGCCACCATCACCGTTTCACCGGTCAGGTGATGTACGGTAAGTGCGGTCGCGTATCCCTCCGCTATCCACAGACGTTTTCCGGCCTGATTCTGTCCTTCAAGGGTGTGACAGGTGCCCCTGACCTGTCCGCCTTTCAGGGTGCGCTTACGGCCGTCAGCACTGATTAACTGAAGGTTAACCAGTTCGCCGCTGTCGTCATACAGTGGCACCACAAGGTCACCGGCGCGCCAGCTCACGCCACCGGCTCTGTGTGTGCCGGTCAGCATCCGGCATTCCCGGCCGGGAAAGCCCTTGCGGGTCAGGTAGGCGTTACCGGTTCCGGGACGGGTTTTCGCCATCAGGGTTTGTGCCAGTGCGGCGGCGTTCTTCCGGGCAGCGTCTGTTTCAGCACCGGCGGCGGCCGTCACTGCCGGGTCAGCCGGGGGCAGGCTGCCGGTCACGGCAGCCACCTTTGCGGCCGCGTCGGACGGGGAAACACCAAACACCTTTTCAACCAGTTTCAGGCCGTCACCGGCACCACACTGATTGCAGTACCAGGTGCCGCGCCCCTCCCTGTCATCAAAACGGAAGCGGTCACTCCCGCCACAGACCGGACAGGGCTGATGACGGTTTTTCAGCACCTGAATCCCCAGCGCCGGGAGAATACGCGGCCAGTGGCCGAGCGCATGGCTGACGGTGGCGGTTACGTTCATTTTCATGGTGTTGTTCTCCTTCAGTGCAGTACCGGCGCTTTTATGTGACGGGCACAGAGTTCATCCATCACAACCAGCCCGAGAAAGGACAGCGACGGCGCGGCCTTCAGGGGGCCGGATTCCATTAAATCTTCCAGCAGGGCACAGGCTATCTGACGCCCTTTTTCCTCACCGTGCTGGCGCAGATAAAAGCCTTCCAGCTCAGCGGCGATGGCCGCTTCCAGTGACTCAAGGGTGAGATGCGGGTAGCGGTGCTGACGTTCGCACACGGTCAGCCAGGCACAGGCGACAGCGCGACGGTAAAGGGCAGCGCGTAAGACGGGCGGTAAGGGTGTTTTCATTTGTTTTCCTCCCTGTGACAGATGACTGCATTCCGTGCCGGTTGCATTAACTGATAAGGCATATCTGCGTCTCCTGAAGACGTGCGTATCCCTGCGCGAATACGCACATTTAATTTTTCGGGTGTCGTTTTTTAATTACAGATAATTGCGGTAACTGTTATCCGGGGTGATTTCCGGGTCAGGCTCCGTGCGGGGAATTTCCCGCCATTCCCGCGCCACCGGTGCCGCCCGGCTGACCGGAACAGGGTCCTGCGGGTAAATATCCAGATATTTCTCCCGCCATTTCTGTAATTCCGGGTCTCCGGCCATTTCTTTCAGTACCGCATGCCGGTTTACGGGGCTGCGTTTAAACAGGTCAGGACGGTCACAGGTAAATTCCCGCAGAAAACGCCCCAGCGGGATGTCTGTGGTGCGCCCGTCGGCGAGGATACGCACAAGGATACTGAATTTACGGCGGTACGGGTTCCAGACAATGTCCGGGCAGCGGTACGGCATTTCCCACGGAATACCGTCTTCCAGAATGCCGACCACGGCCACATCGGGAAAACCGGCAGAACGGTAAATCTCACCGGGCTGGGGAAAATCAAACATGCGTCCTGTCTCCCCGGTCTTTCTGCTGGGCGAGAAAATCGCGGCACAGGCCTTTGGCTTTCAGCTCATTCAGCACAAAATCAATATCCTCATTCAGGTAGCTGAAAATATGCGGAATGTAGAGCTGATGCAGGCCGGAGAGTTCACGGTGAATCAAATCACCCCCAACAAACTGGGATACGGCGCTGGCGCGGTTGAGCTTATGGTAAGCCTCAATGCTGAGGTGTTCACGGGCGTCATGACGCGCTGAGACGGTCTGAGGGGCTTTTTTATTACGCACGGGACACCTCCACCACCGGCAGACGGGCAGCAAGGGAGAGCACATAGTCACGGACAAGGGAACGGCGGGCGCTGCGTTCATCACCGGCGACGGTGCGAAGCATGCAGATACGGGGATGACGGTCTGCGCGACGGACAGCCGCAAACACAAAGACAAATTCAGGGTGTGAGGTGGTAAGGGTTGTAGCCATAAGGCAGCCTCCTTCGAGTAGCAAATAACTGCTATCGCCGGAGTTCTCACGCTCGATGGCGATAGCCCAGACGGGGGTGAGAATACCGGCCTCGAAGAATACCGGCCAGCCCGGAGGCTGCCCCGCCTGAGCCACCATTATCAGTGGCATAACATGTGATTGCGAACAGGATCATACCTGCACGGCAAACCACACGCCACACCATAATCTGGCGCTCTGTGGCGTTGATTGCGACACAAAAAAAGACGCATGGCGCGTCATATGTCGCCTTCGAGTTACACGGGTTCTCACGCCCGGCTGCCGATTTTGCGGCAGCGGAAAAACTATATCCGCAAATGCCGGAAAAAGGCAAGCCAGAAAAAGGGAGTTTTTGCAGAACAGGCATCATCATGCGTCGTACCCCCGTTTGCGTCCGGCAATGCGCCCGGCCATCCATGCAGTGACTTCAGAGTGCAGCCAGGCCACATTTTTACCGCCAAGACTCACCTGCGGCGGAAATTCCCCCTTACGGATGAGTTCATAGATGGTCGAGCGTGACAGGCCGCACAGGTGCATCACTTCCGGCAGACGTAAAAAACGCTCCTGCGTGATGTCCGGCAGCGGCATCAGTGGCGTCACAGGGGCGGGAGACGGGGAAGAAAAAACAGCTTGCATCGGGCTACCTCGTTAATGTCCATACAGCACCGGATAAGTCCGTCCGGCTTCGGGTAGCGCTTTATTTTGTGAATATTTTCAGCAGACGCAACAGGGGGGATTTGTTCAGGCAGCCTTACAATGGCTGTGTGTTTTTTGCACATCAGCGCCAGATAGCTTTAAAACGCTCTGGAAGGGGCTGGAAAAAATTATAGTGAAATACAAATTGTTTTTTCTTATTTATTTCAGTGAATTAATAAAAATAAAAAGTAATAAACAGCACAAAAAGCCCATCAACGGGTGAACAGTGGTGAACAGTGGTGAACAGACGGTGAACAGTCATTACTGCGATTGTTCACCCTTTAACTTACTGTATTGCTTATCTTTTTTCTTATGGTGAACAGAGGTGAACAGTAAAATATAAAAAAACAAACAGTAAGCCGGTTTTTCCTGCGACCTTTTCCTGGCTTGCCGGTCTGAGGATGAGTCTCCTGTGTCAGGGCTGGCACATCTGCAATGCGTCGTGTTGTTGTCCGGTGTACGTCACAATTTTCTCAACCTGAAGTGACGAGGAGCCGGAAAATGTCTGACAACACCATCCCTGAATATCTGCAACCCGCACTGGCACAACTGGAAAAGGCCAGAGCCGCCCACCTTGAGAACGCCCGCCTGATGGATGAGACCGTCACGGCCATTGAACGGGCAGAGCAGGAAAAAAATGCGCTGACGCAGGCCGACGGAAACGACGCTGACGACTGGCGCACGGCCTTTCGTGCAGCCGGTGGTGTCCTGAGCGACGAGCTGAAACAGCGCCACATTGAGCGCGTGGCACGCCGGGAGCTGGTACAGGAATATGACAATCTGGCCGTGGTGCTGAATTTCGAACGTGAACGCCTGAAAGGGGCGTGTGACAGCACGGCCACCGCCTACCGGAAGGCACATCATCACCTTCTGAGTCTGTATGCAGAGCATGAGCTGGAACACGCCCTGAATGAAACCTGTGAGGCGCTTGTCCGGGCAATGCATCTGAGCATTCTGGTACAGGAAAATCCGCTCGCCAACACCACCGGCCATCAGGGCTACGTCGCACCGGAAAAGGCTGTCATGCAGCAGGTGAAATCATCGCTGGAACAGAAAATTAAACAGATGCAAATCAGCCTCACCGGCGAGCCGGTTCTCCGGCTGACCGGACTGTCAGCGGCAACACTCCCGCACATGGATTATGAGGTGGCAGGCACACCGGCACAGCGCAAGGTGTGGCAGGACAAAATAGACCAGCAGGGAGCAGAGCTTAAGGCCAGAGGACTGCTGTCATGATTTACTGCCCGTCGTGTGGACATGTTGCTCACACCCGTCGCGCACATTTCATGGACGATGGCACCAAGATAATGATTGCACAGTGCCGGAATATTTATTGCTCTGCGACATTTGAAGCGAGTGAAAGCTTTTTCTCTGACAGTAAAGATTCAGGAATGGAATACATTTCAGGCAAACAGAGATACCGCGATTCACTGACGTCGGCCTCCGGCAGTATGAAACGCCCGAAAAGAATGCTTGTTACCGGATATTGTTGTCGGAGATGTAAAGGCCTTGCACTGTCAAGAACATCGCGGCGTCTGTCTCAGGAAGTCACCGAGCGTTTTTATGTGTGCACGGATCCGGGATGTGGTCTGGTGTTTAAAACGCTTCAGACCATCAACCGCTTCATTGTCCGCCCGGTCACACCGGACGAACTGGCAGAACGCCTGCATGAAAAACAGGAACTGCCGCCAGTACGGTTAAAAACACAATCATATTCGCTGCGTCTGGAATGAGGGCTGCCGGTTAACCCCGGCCGTCGCCGCACACCGTATTTTTATTCTTCAGCATGATGAGAAAGAGATAACGATGGAAAGCACAGCCTTACAGCAGGCCTTTGACACCTGTCAGAATAACAAAGCAGCATGGCTGCAACGCAAAAATGAGCTGGCAGCGGCCGAACAGGAATATCTGCGGCTTCTGTCAGGAGAAGGCAGAAACGTCAGCCGCCTGGACGAATTACGCAATATTATCGAAGTCAGAAAATGGCAGGTGAATCAGGCCGCCGGTCGTTATATTCGTTCGCATGAAGCCGTTCAGCACATCAGCATCCGCGACCGGCTGAATGATTTTATGCAG